TATCAGTTGTTCCTTTTTTCGCATAAATAGTAAAAGTTGTATCTGCACTTGTAGATAAATCAGTTTGATATATTCTTAATACTGCTCCAGTAGCTGTGTTAGCAGTGAACCTCATACCATTGTTATTGCCATCTGGAGAAGTTGTATCATTGTTTATTATCGTACCACTAAATACATCCATATTAGTGTTACCTGTTGGCGCATCAACAAATTGCTCACTATTGGTAATTATATTCGTTCTACTCGGCTCAAGTAGCAAATGCCCATTTGTGTTATCTGTAAAGTCAATACGAGGTTTGCCACTTCCTATTGTTTCTACTAACCCCTGTTTGTTTACCCTTGTAGCACTTGACGCCCTTGCAAAGTCAAAGGGCAAAGGCTTAAAGTTATTGTTCTCGTCATTATAAGCTAAGGCATAGCCATCTTTGACTGCCCAATTACCATTACCGAATTTAAAAGTATTTGCCATTATTCTATTGTATATAATTGTCCTTTTGCCATAGCGTTAAAGCTATCCCAACTTGTAAGCGTTTCAAGTTCGCTGTCTGTTAGTGCTGTTTTGAAAGTCATTAGTTGTTTTACATTACCCTCTGTACCTAAAGAAAGATTATCAAAACCTGTTGGCGTTGCATTACCTGTTATTGTACCAACTTCAAAACCATTAAAAAATAAATCTATTTGACCAACTTGATATCTTATAGCTACTTTGTTTGGATTTGTAACATCATTCGCAGTATAATCTATGTTTGGTTGACCTGATACACCACTATACAATAAACCATTTATTTGATTTGTTGTAGTTGTAAATCTTATTCTTACCCTGTTTGTGCTTGTGCCGTCATCTATTTGAAAAGTGCTGTTATCGGGGTTTGATGAAAGCATAGATGCCTCTAAAAACAAAACACCCTCGCTGTCGTTAAACTCTGCACTTGTTCCTGCGCCATTACAAACATCTGCTGAACGAGTTACTGCTGCACCGCTTGTTTGGATGTACGAAGTAGCGTAGCTATTATATTCATATTGCATACCAAAGATTAAAATTCCATTTGTACCATCAACAGTAACAGAACCACTTGAATTATCAGCTACGCCAATAAAGGGGTAATTTTGTGCTGTACTTGAAACGTAAGTAGATGAAATTCTATACCAACCATTTGAGTATTTTTCAATTTTTCCTGTATAGTTTGTAGCTTCGTAGGCAACATTCTCATTTTCTAAATCAAAAACACAATAGTATGTAGAGTTGTTATCAGTTCCAAGAATAGCAAAATTTTTACCTGACCTTTTAACAAAACACGATAAAGTGGCTGTTGTAGAAGTTGCTGTAAATTTATAAAAACCTCTGTTACTACCACTTGAAGAGGGGTGTATTAAAGTAGCGTTGTTTTCCCCTGTTGGCGAAGTTCCTGCGTTTGCTGTTCTGCTTGCAGCTGCCGAAGCATATACGCTAAAATCTTCGCTGTGGCTCATATTGTTCGTTCTACTCGGCTCTAAAAGTAAAGTAGGGCAGCTTTGTACTACTCCGTCAATTAGTGGGTAGTCTAGTCTGGGTTCGTTGCTAGCCATTGTTTCTATTAAGCCAGCTTTGTTTACTCTAGTGGCGCTACCAGTTCTACTAAAGGTAAAATCGCCGTCGCCGTCTGTAGGTAAGGCGCTATATACTTTACTAGTTTTATATGCTGCTGGTATAAGTGCCAGACTTGCGTTATCTTTTAAAGCCATTTATAGTAATTTTTACAAATTTACAAAAAAAACTAGCGACGTTTGCCCTGTCCGCGTCTAGGCTTTTTGTAGCCCTTTTGTCCTGGGCTTGCGTTCTTACTGTGTTTACCAGGGCGTTTTTTTTTGCCGTTAGCCCTATATATAAACTGCGGTAGCTTAGCCATTACTTACTTTTGTCTTTTAGTTTTTCGTAGGTGCGTAGTCCACCTAACCCTAGCATACCCATAAGTACAGTTAAAAGGTGTTCCATTTGTAAAGCTGGCGGCATAACGCCAGGGCTTAGCCAGGCTATAATATCGCGTAGTATAAAATTATATAAAAGTGCTAACCCACAAACCCAGCCTATAAAAGGACGCCAGCCAGCTACAAATATACTGCGGTGCTGGGCTTCTATTTTATTTACTTCGTTTTGTACTTTAATTAGTTCTAGCGCTTTTTCTGGATCTATTTCTTTGCCCTTTATAGCTTCGCGTAGGTCCTTAGCGAAACTTCCTAAGCTACTTTCGCCGCCGCTATTAAGTCCTAAAAGTTTAGCTAGTAGTGTCTTCATTAGTATACCCAGTTTACGTTTTGCGCTTTGTCGCCGTCTATATCAATATGTACAAAACCTTTGCCAGTTCCTATACGCTTAATTCCCAGCAGCATAGCTATACGTATTATTTCGTAGCGTTGGTTACTGTCTGCTATAGCTATATCTACAGCTAAACCTTTTAAGTGGCTGCTGTTCTTAGACGCGTTCTTACCTAGGCTGGCATTATGTTCTGGCGTTCTGTAGCCGCTTGTAATAGCTATAGGTCTACCGTAAATTTCGCGCATTTCATCTAGTAGTTCTAGTAGGTCCTGGTGCATATTTACACCGCTTCCTGGTTCGTCTGGGCTATCGAATTCGGCTATAGTAAAATATTTCATTTGCGGCTACTTATTTCTTTTTTAATTTGCGCTATTAGTTCGTCTTTTGACAAAGGCATCTTAAAACTTAGGTCTGCGATCCACTGGCGTACTGGCTTACTGTCTTTATATAAAACCACTACAGGCACTACTTTAACTTGTTTTTGTAAACTCTCTGGCTGTTCGCTTAAATAAGCATAAATAACTTTAGCGCCTTCTATTTTAAACGGTAGGTCTATTTTATTTCGTTCGTTCCAGTTGGCATTAATTTGCACTACTGTATAGTTCTGGCTATATAAACAAACAGAAAACAGTAAAGCTATTAATAGTTTCATTACTTACGTTCTATTATTTCGTATAGTTTTTCGTCTATCTTATCTAGCTTAGCGCTATTTTCTTCTACCTTCTGCTGGGTATTCATAATAGTTTCACGTATAAGCTGGTCTTTTAAATCGTATTCCGTACGGCTTATAGTAGGTTCTGGTAGTTCTTTTGCTATTTCTATTTCTGCTTTAAGCGCAAAATACATAGCGGCTAACGAAACAGCGCCAGCAATAACTAAGCCTATGGTTTTTAAATCTAGTGTTACTTGCGTGCCTTCGTTTAATTCGGTAGCCATTTATTTATATTTTAATCAGTTACAAAGATACTAAAACTAAAAACTTAAAACTGTTATTTGAAAGTCTTCTACTCTAGCTGTGGCGCCAGACTTATCTACTTTAACTTGTATTTTAACCCCTGTAGTTTTTATAGTGTCGGTTACATAAAATTGTGTAGTCCTACTATACCTAACTTCTGTACCGCTACTAGCTATAGTATCGTGCGAAAATTCTACGCTTTTATTATTGTCTGGGAAGTATAAGCGGCTGTCCATTCTAGTATTAGCGCTGCCTGTAGTAATATCGTAGTCGTTACGTACTAACACTACACTACCAGCTGGTAGTTCGCCTAGGTCTATAGTATTAGTGGCGCTGTCCCAAAGGTCGCCAGTAACGTAGCTAGGCTTATAAGTAGTTAGCGTACCGCTGCCAGCTTTGTCGTTTGTTAGATCGGTCCAGGTGTCCGCTGTTAGGTTAATAGGTGTAGCTGTTGTAGCGGTGTCTTCGTAATATGCAAAACCGCCCAGGGTGTCATATATAGCGTTTACGCTGGTTTTTATTTCATTTACGTTAGCAGCAGTTACTTTATATATTTCTGCTAGTTCGCTAGTGCTGTTGTCGGTTTTGTTAGTAAAAGTAATTTTAGCCATATCGGTTTATTTATGTTTGTAGTTCGCTTTGTAGTTCTGCTTGTAGCCCACCAGTAGGCTGTATTTGTTGTATTTTATTGCTTAGTTCTATAATAGTCCTAAAGTACGTAAAGTCGTCGCTGTCTTCTGTAAGGTAGTTTATACCAGCTACTTCGCTAGTAAATACGTTAAAACCTTCGTCGTCTATATTAATATAGTCGGCGCTTCTGGTTCTTACGATCTGTAGTATAGCGTCTGTTATTAAGTTGCTGTCTAGTTCGCCGCCACTATCGCCAGAAAACCTAGTAACGACTTCTAAGCGCGTTATAGTTTCTGTTATATAGCTGGTTTGGTTTTGGTTTATTTCGTCGTTAGAAACGCTGTAAATACGTATAAAGGGGTACGTAGCGCTGCTAGGTATTCTATTATAAATAGGTACTGTAGCACCGCGTAGGGTTACATTACCGTTTAGTTTATCTAGTAGGGCTTTACGTACTCTATGTATTACTTCTTTCATATATATTTTTTTAGTTTGTCGTCTAGTCTAAACATTAACGCCTTCAACGCTTCGCGTACACTAGGAAAAAAATATGGCTTAGGTTCTATATTTACTTCGCGTATACCGTTACCTTTAAATAGCTGTTTTATTTCGCCAGCACTAAACCCTAACGCTTGCGCGTGCTTTGTGTCTACTAGCCCACCAGTTCCGAATTCCTGGTAAGGCGCGTACTTTTTGTTATAACCTACTTCTGCTGTGTTACCTTTTTTAGCCATATATACAGACTGTTTTAGTTTTCCTGTAGGCATTTTAAATAAACCAGCGTCTATACGTTTAGTACTACGCTTTACAATATCGCTAGCCGTTTTACCTACTTCGGTACTAAGTTCCTGGCGCGAAAACCTTTTAAGCTGCTTTAGCTTTTTGTCTAGTATAGCTAGGTCCTGTGGGTTTATCTTTGCATTCATTACTTAATTTTGGTAGCGTTCATTACTTAATTAGTCAATTTTTGTAGCGGTTATCGTAGTATAGAAGTCTTGGCTAGTTTCTACTATACTATTTATTCTATACTTAGGTCCAGCGCCTTCTATTTGTAGTAGGTCCTGGTCTTGTATTTCGTCCGCTGTATTTTTACGCATCATTAATTCAATACCTACAAAGTGCTGGCGCTGTCCGTTTTCGCTTTTTATTTCGCCGTCTGTATACGTTAAACTAGCCCAGTAAGTAGCTACAGTAGTTTCGGTAGACGTAAAGCCGCCGAATTCGTCCTGTGTTTTTGTTAGCCTTATTACAGCTATTTGTGTATCTAGTTTGCCAGCGTCCATTATACAAACATATTTTTATAGCTAGTTAAAAGCGCCTTAGTTTCTGTTGGTACGTCCTGTACTATAGTTCCTGTTTTATAGTCGGCGCGGTTATCGTATAGCGTACTTACAAACTGTAGCATAGCGTTCTTTATAAGATCGTCGCTTAGCCCAGCTGTAACGTATGTTATTTTAACGTCTTTAGCTTTGCCGCCGTCTAGTTCTATACGTTCGTTATCCAAACCTTTTACGGTGTGGTCGGCAGTATTACCTTCACTAGTTACCGTAGATATACTAGCTACAGGACCAAAGGGTATATCTATTATAGCTTCTGTTTCGCTTAGGTAGTACGTTCTATTCTTAGCTACTATATCGCGGCTTATATAGTTTTCGCACCACTGGCGCGCCTGTGTTATCATTCTAGTAATTAAACTGTCGTCGGCGCTAGTATCTATACGGACGTAGTTTTTAACGTCGCTAGTAGTTATTATTTCGCTGCCTGTAGTGCTGTTAATTTTTATTTGACGCATCATAAAATAATTTCTGTAAAAATACGAAAAAAAAAGCGCCACTATTTCTAGCAGCGCATAAATCAGAAACAAGAAATTAAAAAACAGAAAATTATTTAATCAGTGCAAAGTTATTAAAATTGTCTTTATACTTACCGTCTATTGATAACCTTATACTTCTTTGTTGATAATTCGGTATAATAAAAAAGCCTTCGTAAACCATAATATAAATAGCGAAGAAGTCTACTTCTTCTTTAGTGTAGAAGTCTGTAGTACGCCTTAGTACTAGGTGTATACTATCGCGGTTAAATTTACGTTCTGGGCTTACGTTCTTAATTTGTATTTTATATAGCTTTAGATCGCGTTCTATTATGCAGTCGTAAGGGCTGCTGTCTAGTAGTGGCATAGATACGTTAAAGCCTTCTTCTATAGCTTTTACGCTAAACTTATATTCGGCTAAACAGCCTAGCTGGTTACGGTCCACTTTGTTTTAAGTTGCTTTTGCTAAAACTACAAAAAAAACCCCAGCAGTTGGCTAGGGTTTTCAACAATCAAAAAAAAAAAAATAATAATGAATAACTATCTATGTAAAATTTACACTATTTAACGCCAGTGTAACGGCGCATAATTGTACCAGCTTCTGTTAGCTTTTGTATTACTAGTATCTTTTGTGTTACTGGTAATTTGTTAAAGCTGTCCTGGTCTACTAGGCTTTTAAATTCTTCTAGTATTGTATTATTCCTTTGCATAACTTAAAACGCTTATTCCCATTAAAAACATTATAAACGTACCTAGTACGTCGTCGTATATAGCTAGGTCGCGCAGTCCCAGCGCTAAAAAACCCCAGCCTAGTATTGGTTTTAAATACTTCATAACCCCCACTTTTGTTTAGCCCATAAAGCAAAAACTATATAAGCTGTAAAAACTATTGTAAAATACCAGCGCTTCATAGTCCTACCCATTTGTCAGCTAGTAAACATAGTTGTAAAAACCCTAGCGTAAACCCAAAGGCAGCTAAGTATATTATACTGTCAAAAATAAAATTCTCTATTCGTCGTTTCATTGTTCTAAAATTTATATGCTGCAATATACAAACTAATTTTAAACTATGCAAATAAATCTTAAACTTTATTATAGGGTATAAAAAAACCCCAGCGATTAGCCAGGGTTTTGTTTAGTGTATAGCGTTATACTACTAGGCAGTTTCTAGGGCTGCTTTGTCTACGCTAAAGTCGCCATTTACAAAGGCGTTAGGTAAGTAGTTAGTAAGCGCTACGCGTTCCTGTACTCTTACAGTTACAAAACCGTCGCGTACGTTTGTGCCGTCTTCTTTAAAGAATTCTACACCTACGTTATCACGAACCCATAACTGCGTACCCATTCCGAAGTTACCTAGTAGGTACTTGTCAGAAGTAATAGCAGTAGATAAAACTACAGGCACACCGTTAATACGTGGCTGTAGCCCTTGGTTCCAGTCTTTTACTAGGTATTCGTTTTGCGAAGACTTAAGTAGTAAAATTTTGTGGAAGTCAGTTGGGTTAATCATAATGTAGTCAGCAGCGTAGTTAGCTAGTGCTAATTGGTTTAACGCTACAGTAAGTACGTCGAATTCGTTGGCGCTTTCAATAGCAGCAGCAAACCCACCAGCAGCAAAGTCAGCAGCATCTGTAATAATACCGCTTAGCTGTGGCGCTACGCCTGTACCGTTTAAGATCTGGTTGTCTTCTACTTCTAGTAGTTTTTCTGGCGCACGTGCCGACAAATAGCTAGTAAGCTGTGGTGTGTCGTTTAACATTTCTTCAGAAATTCTAAAGTAGCTTCCTATCTTCTGTACGTTGGCATCTGTAGCCGTCATATCGAAGTCAGACTGTGCTAGTGTAGAACCTTCCGAAGTTGCAGCAGCACCGTTGCTGTAGCCGCTTTCTTTAACGAAACGTACTACGTCCGAAGTAGTAGAACCGTTAGGTATAAGCTGGCGCACGTGTACTAAACGCGTAGGATCGAATTTGTACCCTGGTACGCGGTCAGCTGGTATTACCTCACCTGTAAAATCGGCTCCTGTAGTCATATCCGCCTTCACTTCGAAGCGTGCAGCTTTAGTCATTCCGTTACGTAAACTATCGATAGCACCGTCAGCTATAGCTTGGTTTAAAGCGCCTTTAAAAGACATTTGTTTACCAGCTTCTGCTTGCTTTTTGTTAGCCACTTCTAACGCGTCAAAACGTTCGTTAAATTGGTTTGTTAAATTTGAAATTTCAGACTTCAAAAGTTCGTCTGCTTTACCAGTCGCGCTTTCTACAGCCTGTCCGTAAGCCTTTTCTAGTTTAGCGTCGATAACGTCGCCTAACTGGTCTAGGTGTTTTTTAGTGTTTTCTTCCATTTGTGAAAAAAGTAAAAAAGTTAATTATTTAGTTTAGTTAATAAATACTCAAAAACCGCCTGGCTGTCTTCTACTGGCTGCGTGTCTGTAGACGGCGCAGTAGCTGTCGCGAATAAACCTTTAAGTTTAAGTAGTTCGGCTTCGATACAGTAGCCCATTTCGTCGCTTATATCGCCTTTGCGTACAAGTTTAGCTAGTGCATCGTATCTTTTTAAAATGTTTTCCTGGGCTTTTTCGCCTTTAACGTCTAGTATTTTAGCCTGGTCGTTAGCCGCTAGTGTTACGGCGCTTACTTCGTATAGCTTTACTTCCGTTATTTCGCGGTAGTCCATTTTATTTTCTTTTTGCATTGGTAGAATACCTACGCTGTTTTCAGTAATTACGCCAGCCTTCATTAGTTCGATAACGTCATTACCTAGTGTAGTCTTGGCTATTTCAGCTGTAAACATTAAACCCTTGTCGTCTTCTACTAGTTCTACCATTTTACCTAGTGGCTGCGCCATATTGTGCTGGTATAAGTATTTAACGCGGTGTCCGTTTTCTTTGATCGTCTTAGCGTATGCACCAGGGCGTATAATATCGCTGTCGCTGTCTTTGTTATTAAAGTAGCTAGCGTACCCTTTTACAATACCTTTTTTTTCGTCTGCGTCTACTAGTTCGCCTAGTGGCGCGCTTTTAAATAAAATACTCATATTAGAATAATTTGTACAAATTTACGGTTTTTTTATTAGTGTTACTTCGCCTTGGTCTGGACCCATTCCGTCTTCTACAGCTTGCAGTATTAAACCTTCTTTTAGTGCTTTTTTAAGCATATCTATTAAACCTTCGTCGCCTAAATAACTAAAGAAGTTAAAGGGGTTTTCGGCGTCTGGGTTTGCCTTTTGGTATTTTTCCATTAGTATAAATAGTTCGTCCATTATTTACTTTTTAAAAGTTCCTCCCAAAGTTTTAAAGTGTCGGCGTATAGTTCTGGAAAAAGTTCCTTAAATAAAGGGTTACCGCCGTCGTAAAAGTTTTCGCTAGCGTGCGCTAACACTTCCCAGCGCTGGGCGTTTTTACCATAACTACCTTTATAATAAACGTTTTTATGTCCGCCGCCTACTTTATTTTTAGTAATAGCGCCAAAAAAATCGTAAGTAGCGCCGCGAAATTCTTTATATTCCTGGTCGGTTAGTTTATATTTCTTTTTAAAATAGTCGGCTTTATCTTTATCGAATAAAGTACGTAGCTTCATATTATACTTAAAATGTATATCGCCTTGGCGCCTATCTCTAAAACCTAGCTGTTTATTAAATTTAGTAAAGTATTTTTCTACTATTGTATTAGAAACTATTTTATAGCTAGACCATTCATTTTGAAAATGTATCTGGTGTCCTATTTCGTGGTTTAAACACTTTTTAAACGCATTACTACCTTTTTTAAATCTTAGTGTACCTATTTCTATAAAGGTGTTATCAGCGCTTAAAAAAGCGCCTTGATTTGACTTTAAACGTATATCTATACTTTGCTTTACTTCTTTTAGTATTTGTAGGTCGCCTACTATATAACCTTGGGCTTCTATTTTCTTTAACTGCTTATACTGGTCTAGTGCTGGGTGGTTAGTACGTTCGAAGTAGTCGCCTAGCGGTTCGCCTTTGCCCTGGTCTGGTCCGCTGTATCTAGGTTTAGGTTTTGGTTTTGGTGCGCCTATAGTAGCGGCTATACTTGCTACGTCTGCAGCGGTTAGTCCACCTGTTAGGTTCTCGCCAGCTAACTGTACGCCTATATTTTCTAAACCTTCTACGGCTACAGCGTCTTCTATAGGTACTGGTATAGCGGCGCATCTACAGTTTATTACGTTACTGGCGCTGCCGCGTCTGTCGCCTGGTTCCATTAGTTCCTGGCCCTGTACTATAAAGGGCTGGTCGTACGGTACTGTCTGGCCGTCTGCTGCCCTATGGCTTGCGCGTTCGCGTCCGTCTAGTGCTGTAGACCATTCCTTTTGTAGCTGGTCTTTTGGGAATATAGTAGTAGCGCTTTCTAGTATTGCCCTATTA